TAAAAGAATGGGCTAATACTTTTGCTAAGAAGAAACAAACTAAGCAACACGCTGAATCACTAAAGGGTTTTGCCGCAAGTAAAAAACGTGGTGGTGGCGTTATGAAAAAGAAAACTTACGCTGCAGGTGGTAGAACCACTATGAAGAAACAAACCATGCGTGGTGGTGGCGTTATGAAGAAAAAAATGTACGCAGGTGGTGGTGCTATGAAGAAAAAAGGCATGGCTAAAGGTGGTAAGGTTCTTAAAATGAGAGGTGGAGGTCTAGCCACTAAAGGAACAAACTTTAGAATTAGATAATGGCTGTTGATAAAAATCTTGAACCGTTTGAGGTTGACATAGAAGATAACCCTTCTGAGTCAGAACTTAAAGTAGAAGTCGTTAATCCAGATTCTGTATCTGTAGAAACAGATGACGGTGGTGTTGTAGTTGACTTTGAAGGTGGTTTGACAGAAGAGCTTGTCGGACCTGATCACAACTCAAATCTAGCTGATTTTATAGAAGATGCAGACTTAGAAGAAATAGCATCAGAGCTAGTAGAAGATTTTGAATCAGATAGATCGTCTAGAAAAGAATGGTCACGATCTTATGTAAAAGGTCTTGATCTTCTTGGAATGAAGATAGAAGAAAGAACCCAACCTTGGGAAGGTGCTTCTGGAGTTTTTCATCCACTACTATCAGAAGCTATTGTCAGGTTTCAAGCGCAAGCAATGGGAGAGATATTCCCTGCGTCAGGACCTGTTCGCACTAAGATCGTAGGAAAACAAACCAAAGAAAAGACAGCACAGTCTAAACGTGTAGAAAACGAAATGAACTATATGTTGACTGAAGAAATGACTGAATACCGTGACGAGATGGAGCAAATGCTCTTCCGTCTCCCCCTTGCAGGATCAGCGTTTAAAAAAGTTTATTACGACCCAATCATGGAAAGACCATGTTCTATGTTTGTACCTGCCGAAGACTTTGTAGTTTCTTATGGTGCATCCGACTTGATGTCTTGTTCACGGTATACTCATGTAATGAAAAAAACAGAAAACCAAGTAAGAGAACTGCAAGTTAATGGTTTTTATAAAGATATAGAACTTCCAGAACCAACAAGAGATGAGTCTGACATACAAGAAAAGTATGACGATATGGAAGGAAGTAATGAAGTTTATGATGACGATGACAGGCACACCATACTAGAGATGCACGTTGATCTTGATATGCCTGAACCGTTTGAAGATAAAGATGGTCTGGCAAGACCCTACATTGTTACAATAGACAAATCATCTAGAACGATCTTAGCTATTAGAAAGAATTGGTATGAAGATGATGAAAAGAAAACTAAAAGACCACATTTCGTTCACTACAGATACCTTCCAAGCCTTGGTTTCTACGGCACAGGGCTTATTCACCTTATTGGTGGATTGGCTAAATCGGCAACGTCCATCCTTCGTCAGCTTATTGATGCAGGTACGTTATCGAATCTTCCTGCTGGTCTTAAAGCTAGGGGTCTCCGTATTAAAGGGGATGATTCGCCTCTCATGCCTGGTGAGTTCAGGGATGTCGATGTGCCTGGTGGTGCGATACGAGATTCCATTACGTTTATACCTTATAAAGAACCATCCTCAGTGCTTTACCAGTTATTGGGGAATATTGTCGAAGAAGGAAGACGAATTGGTTCAATAGCTGATGTTCAAGTAGGAAACATGAACCCTAACGCCCCAGTGGGTACTACACTAGCACTATTAGAAAGATCAATGAAAGTCATGTCTGGTGTTCAGTCAAGGCTTCATGCGGCTCTGAAGAAAGAACTCCGTATACTAGCTAAGTGTGTACATGACTTTATGCCGTCTGAGTATATCTATGAAACAGAGGGTGACTTCTCAAGAACAAAAGATTTTGATGGCAGAGTTGATGTAATACCTGTATCAGACCCTAATGCGTCTACAATGGCACAAAGAGTAACGCAGTACCAATCAGCACTACAATTAGCACAACAAGCACCACAATTGTACGACATGGGAAAGTTGCACAGGCAAATGCTAGAGGTGTTGGGAATACAGGATGCCGATAGTATTATTAAACTTCCTGAAGATATAAAATCAAAAGACCCTGTAGCTGAAAACATGGCTATAATGAAGCAAGAGCCAGTAAAAGCATTTAAATATCAAGATCACGAAGCTCATATAGCTGTTCATACAGCCGCAGCTCAAGACCCAAAACTACAACAAATTATAGGGCAGTCACCGTTTGCATCAGTAATACAAAACGCAATGGCGGCTCATATTGCAGAACACGTTGCATTTCAATATAGAAAAGAAATAGAGGGGCAGTTAGGTGTGCCTATGCCTAGTGAAGACGAGCCACTACCACAGGACGTTGAAGAGCAGTTATCTAAATTAACAGCAGAAGCATCTGCAAAGGTTCTTAATAAGAGTAAAGCAGAAGTAGCACAACAAGAGGCTAAAGAACAACAACAGAACCCTCTAACAGTTATTCAACAAAAAGAAATGGCTTTAAAAGAAGCAGAGTTTGCTCACAAACAACAAATGGATATGGCAAAAATAAAACTAGATGCAGAACAAAAACAAAAAGATCAGCAAATAGATTTAGCTAAAGTAGCTACAAAAGCTATACAAGACGAGCAAAAAGGCAAAAGAGAAGAAACAAAACAAGGTATTCAAGAAGGTATTGACCTTGCAAGAGAGTTTGTAGATGAGTGAAGAAATCTACGCTCCTATTATAAAAAAAATAATAGATTATAAAGAACAGTTAAAAGAACACATAGCTTCAGGCAATGCTAACGACATGAGTGAATACTCTAGAATGGTCGGAGAATATAGGTGTCTTATTAAAATTCATCAAGACTTACTTGACATTCAGAAAAATTATAATAATGATTAAAAAAAGTTATATGTAACTTTTTCGTTTTTAACGCAAGGAACTGTGATCCTTAATCACTGCATGAGGTAAAAAATGTATCAAGCTGTAAAGAAAGAAGAAGAACCAAAAGTAGCTTCTCAAATGCCGAAACCGAAGGGTTATAAACTTTTAATCTCTCCAGTACAAGTAGAAGAAAAAACCGAAGGTGGTGTATATGTACCTGATGCTATAAGAGACGCAGAAGGCATAGCTTCCATTGTAGGATTTGTTGTTAAAATGGGAGAAGACGCTTACAAAGATAAAAATAAATTTCCAAACGGTGCATATTGCAAAGAAGGTGATTTTGTTATTTTTAGGTCTTACTCAGGAACAAGATTTAAAATTCACAACGAAGAGTTTAGATTAATTAATGACGACACTGTTGAAGCAGTGGTCGATGATCCAAGAGGGTATAGAAGAGTATGAATAATTTAGCAGAAGAACAGGAAGTTATATCAGAAGAGAACATGAAGGAGCTTCCTAGAAAAGAAGAAGAAGTTAATGATTTTGAAGTAGAAATAGTAGATGACACCCCAGAAGAAGATCGTGTTCCAAAAAGAAAAGAAGCTTCAGAACCTGAAAACGAAATCGAAACTGAAGAAGAAATAAAAACTTACAGTGAAGGTGTTCAAAAAAGAATATCAAAGCTAAAATATGAGTTTCACGAAGAAAGAAGAGCTAAAGAAGAAGCGGCTCGTTTACGAGAAGAAGCTTTAACTTTTGCTGAAAATCTTAAAAAAGAAAATGAAAATCTAAGAAAAACTTTAGCTGATGGCGAATCAATGCTTATTGATCAGGCAAAAGGCAGAGTTGGTGCAGAACTTGAAAAAGCAAAAAAAGACTACAAAGAAGCTTATGAATCAGGAGACCCTGATAAACTAATAGAGGCTCAAGAGCAATTAACCAAGCTACAGAATGAAAAATTTAGAGTAGAAGAATACAAACCTCAACCACAAGAAATTAAAGCTCAAGAACCTCCAAAGCCTCAAAGACCAAAGTTGTCTCAAATAGATATAGAGTGGCAGAAAAACAACGATTGGTTTGAAAAAGACTCTATTATGCGTGGTACAGCTATGGGGTTGCATGAGCAGTTGCAACAAAAAGGTGTTGTGCCAGGCTCAGAAGAGTATTATAAAGGAATAGATGAGGGAATGAGAAATATATTCCCTGAAAAGTTTGAAGTTCAGCAAGAAGCACCTGAACGCCAAAACGGAAACGTGGTAGCCCCCGTTGAAAGACACGGAAAAAAATCACGCACAGTGCGTCTAACAAGAACCCAAGTAGCACTCGCAAAGCGACTTGGACTCAGTAATGAGCAGTATGCAGCGCAATTAATGAAGGATCAATCAAATGGCTAATAGAGAAACCAGAGATAGCGAAACCCGTGAGATGGACTTACGAAAAAAAGGATGGGAGCGTCCTACCCTTTTGCCAACGCCTGAACCTAGAAATGGTGTTAAATTTCGTTGGATTAGAACATCTGTAATGGGTCAATCTGATACACCTAATGTATCTGCCAAATTTCGTGAAGGATGGACTCCAGTAGCCGCAAAGGACTTCCCTGAGTTACAAGTCATGTCAGACATAGACTCAAGATGGAAGGACAATGTAGAGGTTGGTGGATTGCTATTGTGCAGTAACGCAACCGAAAAAGTAGAGGCTCGTAAGGAAGCTCACAAAGAGATGTCTCAGAGGCAAATCGAGTCAGTGGACAATTCTTACTTGCGTAACAATGACCCTCGGATGCCCGTTCTAAAACCAGAGCGAAGCACCCGATCAACTTAATGGAGGTAGACATATGTCTAGCACATCTGCTCCTTTTGGTTTGCGACCTGTAGGCACTCTCGGTGGAGAGTATACTGGTGGTTTTCGCCAGTATCCAATCCTATCCTCGTACTCCACAAGGATTTGTTATGGAGATGTCGTCAAGTTAAATGACGATGGCTCTACAGTCACTGTTCAAAAAGATACAGGTACAAGTGCGGCAACGCCAATCGGTATTTTTCTTGGATGTAAATATATTGATCTAAGCACAAGTCAGCTTAGTTTCAGTCAACAATGGTCAGGAACAGCCCATACCCAAGGTATGGCTTATGTCGCTGATGATCCAAATGTTACGTTTGCTATTCAAGCAGACGGAACAGTAAATGATGATGACATTGGTTCTAACGTAGAGTTAGAGCAAACAGCATCAAGTTCTACATTTGGAATATCTCGTGTGTCTTTAGACATAAGCACAACAGCCGTTACAGCAGCTTTGCCAATTAGAATTATTGATTGGTTAGGTGGTTATGATGGTGATGAAAGAGGTTCTTCCTACCCAATCATGTTAGCTAAATTTAACACTGGTCATCAACATGGCATAGGTGTTGTTTCTGGCAACGCACCAGGAGGTGGTTAATCATGGCAGTAGTAAGTAGAGCGCAACTCTTAAAAGAGTTATTACCTGGTCTTAACGCACTGTTTGGACTAGAGTACGATGGCTATGAGAATGAACACGCAGACATTTATGAAACTGAAAACTCCGATAGAAGTTTTGAGGAAGAAGTAAAGCTGTCTGGGTTCGGTGCGGCTCCTGTTAAACAGGAAGGTGCATCCATCTCTTATGACACAGCACAAGAGTCATTCACAGCACGTTTCAACCATGAAACTGTCGCTATGGGTTTCTCTATCACTGAGGAAGCAATGGAAGACAATTTGTATGACAGCCTTTCAGCACGTTATACAAAGGCTCTTGCCAGAGCTATGGCTTATACAAAGCAAACCAAAGCAGCATCACTGCTTAACACTGGATTTGATACATTCACATCTGGTGACGGTGCGTTCTTGTTTAGTGCCTCTCATGGTACTGTGGCAGGTGGTAACAACAGAAATCAGCCATCAGTAGCGGCTGACCTCAACGAAACATCTCTAGAGCAAGCTGTCATTGACATCGCTGCTTTCGTAGATGAAAGAGGACTGTTAATCGCAGCAAAGCCAAGAAAGTTAATCGTGCCTCCTGCACTTATGTTTACAGCAACTAGATTGCTACAAACAGACTTGAGAGTAGGAACTGCTGATAATGATATCAACGCTATTAAGACCAATGGTTCTATACCAGAGGGCTATAGAGTTAACCATTATCTAACAGATAGCGATGCTTTCTTTATAATGACAGACGTTCCTAACGGATTGAAGCATTTCGTTAGAACTCCTATGGCAACTGGTATGGACGGAGATTTCAATACTGGAAACGTAAGATACAAAGCAAGAGAGAGATACTCTTTCGGTGTATCTGATCCACTTGGAATTTACGGTTCAACAGGAGCCGCTTAACTAGCAAACGCAGGGGGGCATTAGTTCATGGATGCCCCCTTTAACTTTCACCTTGACAGCGTAAGCTGACAATAGCCAAGACAAGGAGAATTACATGGCTAATACAACTTTTTCAGGTGCAGTCCGTTCTAAGAACGGTCTTAAAACCGTTTCT